TTTCAACACACCTCTATCTTCGTGGATTCGAATCAAGAGATGATGTTCCACCAGTACTGACTCAGGGATATCGTATTGGTGCAAAAGTCAATGATAAGTTGTTTGTAAATGTTGGTTCCGGAACCAATGAGGCAAACATCTTTATGCAAGATGGTTCTTCGACATCATTCAAAGAGTTTGATGTTACTGCCGTAGCAGATAGCAAATTAACGATTGGTTTAAATCACAAACTACAAACTGGTGAAAAAGTCATTCTTCTGAGTGATTCTGCAGACTATCCAGAAAATATAGAACCACATAAGGTTTATTTTGTAATCTCTCTTGCCGATGCGACTGATGTTGCGGATAGACCTAAGATTCAGTTGGCATCAACAAAGACGGATGCTGACAATAATAATGCCATAACATTGTATGGTGGAACAGATCTTAGAGTTAGAAGCAGAGTTACTGATAAATCTGCCGGAGAGGCAGGAAGTCCTGTCCAGTTTGATACTGCACAAAGTCGTTGGTATATTACTGTCGATTCATCGAACGGTATCTACTCCACTCTCAATACTCTTGGTGTTGCCGGTATTGGTGCAGAAACAAATCCATCTTTTGTAAAGAGAAATCCCGATAACAGAAGTTTGGATGAAAAGATTTATAAGTTCAGAGTTGTTATTCCAAAAGAACTTCCAAACGCAAAGACACCCGAATCTGGATTTATTATTCAAGAATCCAGTACAACTGGTTTTACTTCCACTGCAGAATCTAGTTTTACAACTATTGGACTCAATAACTTCGAATACAATAGGAATCCAAGATTCATTTCAACGTGTTCTCATAGTGGAGGAATTTCTTCCGTAATCACCGAACTTCCACACAATCTTGAAGTTGGTGAACAAATTATCATCACTGATGTAACAGATACTAATAATACTGTTGGATCCGCAACCAGTGGATACAACGGAACATTTACTGTTGCATCCGTAAGTGCCGACAATATGTCATTCACTTATGCAAATGCAACTGGCAATCCGGGAACATTTAATAATAATACCAGTACAAGAGATATCAATCTGCCAAGATATCAAAGAAACGATTTACAGAGTAACTTCTATGTTTATCGCAATGAAGTCATTAATGAATATATTGATGGACAACAAGATGGTGTGTATCACATCTATGCACTGAAGGCAGACAATGCAATCACTACAGAGTTTACGGATCTTGAATATGGACAAAATGTTACTGATCTTTATCCACAAACTGATAGAGATAATGTAAATGATAATCCGGCATCAACTAAATCGAGAGCACTGTCTTTCCCAATCGGTGATGTTCATACCAGTGATCTGAAAGGAAGCATTACAAGAGAGTCTGCTGATTCTCTTGTAACTCATCTTGCCGGTGGACTGATTGTTGATTCGGTTCTTCCACTAAGTGCCGGTATTCAGACAGTTACTTTCTCCAGAAATCACACATTTGCTGGTGTATCTACAGCAGCACTTACGAGTGCAGGTACAGGAACGAGAACAAACGGAACATATTATAATGTAAAACTCTATAATAATAGTGCATATTCATCTTGGAATGGAGCAACTGGTATTGTAAGTGTAACCAGTAATACGATTCAATCTTTCCAGATTCAGGCACCTGGTTCTGGTTATTCGAGTGGAGATACACTCTACTTTGATAACAGTGCAATGGGTGGTAATCAAGATGGTTATATCACTCTTTCAAACTCTGGTATCACCACATCTATTGGTGAGGCACTTCAGTTTACTGGTATTTCAACCATTTCTGATGCATATTATAGAATCACGGATGTTCCAACAGTCAATAGAGTTGCAATCGCAAGAACTACTGGTGATCCTATTCTGAAGGCAGGACACATCGTTCTCAATGTAGGTCCTTCCATTGTCATAAGTTCTTCTACTTTTGCAAGTGGCACTACGACTTTCACCTGTTCATCAGCACACGGTCTTGTTGCAGGTAATAAGTTCAGAGTTGTTGATTCAAGTAATAACAATCTTGGTGATTATCTTGTCAAATCAAGAGTCAGCACCACAGTATTTACTGCCACAACCACAACTCAACTAACGAGTCCTGCAAGAATATTCAAACATAGTTTCTCATCAAACTCTGGAGTATCTGATAGAAGTCAGGAAAACTTGGCTGCTAGACAACAATACTTCTATGATGGAGATACTCTAACCATTAGTAATAGTGGAAATGTTATTGGTCTAACCACAACACTTATTCCGGTAACTCATCCAAACTCTGGTGCAGCAGCTGGTGTTGGAATCACAGAAAGATTCCCACTTGGAACTTACATTCAGGTTGATGATGAGGTAATGAGAGTTGCATCTTCAACTCTCACGGGAGTCAATAAAATAACTGTTCTTCGTGGAGTATTTGCATCTAATGTCGGAATACACTCTGATACATCACTGATTAAAAAGATTAGACCAGTTCCCGTTGAATTCCGCAGACCATCAATCATTCGTGCATCAGGTCATACATTTGAATATCTTGGTTATGGTCCTGGTAACTATTCAACTGGTCTTCCACAGGTTCAGACAAGAACTCTGACAGAAAGAGAAGAGTTCCTTTCACAGGCACAAGAAAGATCTGCCGGTATTGTTGTTTATACTGGTATGAACAATAGAGGTGACTTCTATATTGGTAATACTAAGAAGTCTTCCTCTACTGGTGAAGAAACCTCATTTGATACTCCGATTCCTACAGTAACTGGTGAAGATCCGGCACGTTTGAGTGCAATCTTTGATGAGATTACTGTTAAGGAAAGAATCATTGTTGAAGGTGGAGATTCTAGGCAAATCCTTTCACAGTTTGATGGACCAGTCACATTTGGTGGTGAAGTAAGAGTTAAAAATACATTATCATTAACCGGCAAATTAAAAGTTTCAAATACTGAACAATCCAATAATACTGGAAGTGGTGCCGTCGTAGTTGATGGTGGTGTCGGTATTGGTAAGAATCTTTATGTTGGAGGAGAATCAGTCTTAGCATCCGCTACTGTTTCGGATTTAACCAATAACCGTGTAGTTATTGCAGGTACTAATGGATCACTTGAGGATGATGCTAATCTCACTTTCAATGGTAGCAAACTTGATATTGGAGCAACTACAGAATCCACGAGTACTACTACTGGTGCATTAGTTGTTGATGGTGGTGTTGGTGTTGCTAAGAATGTGAACGTCGGAGGAAGTATGTTCTTCCCTGATGATAAATCACTATATTTTGGTAAGAATGATGATTTCTCAGTTTCACATATCGCAGACTTCTCTTCTCAATTAGATAGTGCAGGAAACCTAATTACACCATCTTCGGCAACTGTAATCGAAGATGCTGGCCCTGGTCCAATCATATTCAAATCAAATGGAGGAAGTGGAAAAGGAGCATTCCAATTCTTTGACGGTCCTTGGAATCCAAAACTAAAAGTATTTTCGGGTGATGACAACGGTGTAACACTTTATTATGGTAATGAAGGAGAAAAACTGAAAACAATATCTGGCGGTGTCGAGGTTACTGGAACTCTTCTTGCCACTACAGCATTAAAGGTTGAAGATGATAGTCATATTTATGCTGGCACTGGGGATGATATAGACATTTATCACAATGGAACCAATTCTTTTATTGATAATGATACGGGTCATCTCTACATTCGTAATAATGTTGATAATGATGATGGTTCAAACATTTACATCCAGGCTAAGTCTGGTGAAAATGGCATCATTGTTTATGATGATGCTGGTGTATCTCTTTATTATAATGATGCTAAGAAATTTGAAACTATTAATACTGGTGCTAAGGTTACTGGAGAACTTCAGGTCACTGATGACATCACAGCATTCTATTCTTCTGACAAAAGACTGAAGGACAACATTACACCTATTGATGATCCACTTGCAAAAGTTCTTTCTCTCGGTGGTTATACATTTGACTGGAACGAGAATACTAATAATGAAGGAACTGAAACTGGTGTGATTGCACAAGAAGTTGAGGCTCTGGGACTTCCAGGAATTGTAACAACGAGAGATAATGGATACAAGGCAGTTCGTTATGAAAAACTTGTTCCACTGCTTATAGAGGCAATCAAAGAACTCTCTGGTAAGGTTGAAGCACTTGAGCAAAAACTACAAGATAAATAACTCTAAAGCTTATAATAATGGCAAATATCAGAAAGTCATTTAACTTCAGGAATGGTGTACAAGTTGATAATGATAACTTCGTTGTAAATGCGAATGGTCTGGTGGGAATCGGAACTTCCACTCCCACCGAAGCGATTGATGCAATCGGAAATGCAAAAATAAGTGGTCTTACAACGACATCAACATTAGGTGTTGCACAAACTGCAAACTTTTATGGTGATCTTAAAGTAGGAACCGGAATCACAATGTCTGGTGGTATTGTAACCGCCGTTTCATTTTATGGAGATGGATCTACATTATCGAATGTATATGCAATCTCAACAACTGGTTGGGTAGCACAAGGAGTTGGATTACATACATTATCAAGATCGGTTGGTATAGGCACCACCAATCCAGTTTATAAGTTACAGATAGGATTAGATCCTGTAACAGGTGTCGGTGTCGGCATTACAAATGGAAATATAATAGTCTCGGGTATCATAACCGCCACCACATTTGTTGGTAATGTAACTGGAACGGCAACGACTGCAACAAATCTTTCTAATGCTGCCAACATCACAACTGGAACCATTAGTAATGATAGACTTCCTAGCAATATTGATAAGCCAACAGGTATAATCACAGCATCAAGTTTTGTTGGTGACGTAACAGGAACCGCAACAACTGCCACCAATCTATCCAACGCTGCTAATATTACTACAGGAACTATTAGTGATGCAAGACTTCCTAATGTAATCACATCTGATATTGATTCTTCTGGAATATCTACTTTCACTACACTTAAAGTAGGAACTGCAATCACAATGTCTAGTGGTATCATTACTGCCACTACATTCTCAGGATCTGTAACAGGGGATTTAACGGGTGTTGCATCAACTGCAACTAAGTTAGAAACCGCAAGAAACTTTAGTGTTTCTGGTGATGTATTAAGTCATACAGTATCTTTTGATGGCACTAGTAACGTTGCACTGGGAGTTACTTTATCAGGTACTTTTAGTGCCAACACTTCTGGCATTATAACTGCCAATACTTTTTCTGGAATTGTAACTTCAACAAACGGAACTTTTGATGATTTAAGAATCAATAAGTCATCCGCAGCAAGTCTTGTTGTTACGAGTACAACAAACTCATCAGTAAGTATTGGTGAATCTGTAGGTGCAGGTAATAGTAGTGCTCAGTTCCTCTATACACCCGGTACAGGACGTTTAGACATCACCAACTATGATGTAGGTGGTGTGAGCATTAACCTTCACGAGGGCACTGGTACAGGCACTACAGAGAGTTTTAATGTTAAGTATGATAATACCAAGCAGTTTGAAGTTACTTATGATGGAAAAGTAGGAGTCAATCGTGGAGGCACTCCACTCACAAGAAACTTTGAAGTTGGTGGTGATGCATTTATTTCACAAAATGCAGTAGTTTCCGGTATTCTCACAATAAATCAAGGTGGTCCAAATGAGATTACTTTAGGTGATGGTAGTCCTATACCAATTCGTGATGATCAAAACTTCAATACTGTTTCTGGTATCAGTACGTTTAACCAATTAAACGTTATCAATAGTTTTAGTTATACCGGTCTTTCCACAGTTTTCTTTGGTGGAGAAGTTGGAATTGGAACAACAAGTAATGATGGTTTCTTAACCGGACCAAATCAACTAAAAGCACACGTAGAAGGGTCTACTTGGGCAAAAGAAGGTTTTTATACTGCCGGAAAACTTGTAATCACTGATAAGGCAGATGGATCTATACATACGGATGATCGAGTTATTCCAAGTTCTCCGGTTGACTATGGTGCCGTTGTTCCCTTTGTCGATTATGGCGACTTCCAAGTAGAAACTGGTGGAGCATCATTAATAACTAATAATGTATTGATGGTTCCTGGTGTTGGTCAGGCAACCGTAGGATTTGGGACAACAAATGGTGGATTGATACCTGCAAGTTTCCTTCCAGGTGGTAATAGATATCTGACTAAAGTTGGTATCAATACTTATTATGCGAGAAGTATATTTGACGTAGGAACAGCATCAACCACGATGAACTCCTACTTTATTCCACCATCTCTGACACAATCAGAGATCGATATTATGCAAGATTTGTGGAATACTCCCACTGGAACAGGATATACTGCAGCAAATAAAGTTACTCCTAATGGTTTAGTTCCCGGTGGAATTGTTTATAACAAAACAACAGATAAAATTCAACAAAGGAGTACTGCATCAACATTCAGAGATTTATCTTCTTCATCATCATCTGTACAGACGATTGGTGTTGGTGTTAGTGAAGTAGTCTTTAATGATGTTCCTGCCTGGGCTGATAAAATTACAATTATCTTCTTGAACATTTCTTGTACTAGTAGTGGTCTTGATAGGCATTTTAGAGTGCAACTTGGCACTTCTTCTGGTATCGTTACTACTAATTATGACTCGGAAACAAATCAAGGTGCCATAACTTCTCCAGGATATGCTGAATCGGATGATGGTTTCATTATGTATGGAACAACTAGTGGTCAACAATACTCTGGTCATATGATGATTACTAAATTTGATGACACCACCTATGTTGAGACTCATATCTTATCTCCTGGTAAGTTCGGTGATAACGGAATTCGTTTTGGTGGAGGAAATGTTGAGTCAATTAGTGATACCATTACTCGTCTTAGAATTAGTATTCATGATGACACTAACTTTACTGGTGGTAAAGTAAAAGTCTTGTATGAGGGTTGACAAGACTCTAAAAACCCTGTAGACTACCTTTGTCTGGGTTGAAGATGAGAGTCTAAGCCACTTTAAGAACCGTCCACTGGGTCGCACTGGGGACGGTTTTCTGCTATAATAACAAGGTATTCGACAGGAACCGATGCCCATCACACTGCGTCCTCACCAACAAGATGCTGTTGATGCAATGTGGGACAACAATAAGGGTCAGGTCATCATTCCTACGGGTGGTGGTAAGACCATTTGTATGATTCAGGATCTTATTCATCAGCACGCTGTTCCTTGTGGTCACACCACAGTTGTTGTTGCTCCTCGTATTCTTCTTGCAGAACAACTTTGCAGTGAGTTTCTGGAGGTGATTGACACTACCAACACTCACATTATGCACGTTCATAGTGGTGAGACTCATCACTTTAGCAGCACGAATCCTTCAAAGATTCATTTGTTTGCTAACACTGCACGAACTGCTGGTGAGAATGTTATTATCTTCACCACCTATCATTCTCTGCATCGTCTGATTGATGCGGATATTGAAGTCAACAACATTTACTTTGATGAAGCACATAACTCAGTTCAACGTAACTTTTTCCCTGCTACGGAACACTTTGCTTCTGATGCTGATCGTTGCTACTTCTTCACTGCTACTCCTAAGCACTCTGTTACTATTTCCAAGCCTGGGATGAACGACCCTGAGGTTTATGGTAAAGTCATCTGCAATGTTCCTGCTCCTAAGTTGGTAGAAGAAGGTTACATCCTTCCTCCTAAGGTTGTTGTCAAGCAACTGGATATGGTACAGGACAAGCAGATGATTGCTGACCGTGACTCTCAGAATCTGCTTGACACTATTGATGAGAATGCACTGGATAAGATTCTCATCTGTGCTCGTTCTACCAAGCAGATTGTCAAACTGCTGAGTGAGTCTGACTTCCGCAAAGAGTTGTCTGAGCGTGGTTATTCGGTGATGTATATTACTTCCAAGACTGGTGCCATTATTGACGGTCAGAAGGTCAACCGTGAGGTATTCTTTGACACTCTGAATGCTTGGGGTAAGGATGCTGACAAGAAGTTTGTGGTGCTCCATCACTCTATTCTGTCCGAAGGTATCAACGTTTCTGGTCTGGAAGCAGTCCTGTTTATGCGTAATATGGACTACATCGGAATCTCTCAGTCAATCGGTCGTGTGATCCGTCTGGGTGGCACTCAGAAGACCTTTGGACTGGTCTGTGTGCCCGTCTATGATAAAGTGGGTATCAGCACCGCCAAGTCCGTTCAGGCAGTCGTTGACACCGTTTTCCAGCAGGGACAGCCTGCCATCTCCGTTATCCGTCGTTGACCTATGAAAACCACTATTGATTTGGTTCAGGAACTTCGTTCTCTTCCTGATGCCATTTACCAAAATTTCTGCAATCAGGCAAAGATGGTGGCACTAGAGTACCCTTCTGCACACGGAATCGACTGTTTTGCACGTGGTGAAACAATAGAATATGGGTTCATTGACATCGTAGGGCAGTATATTGACCTGAAACCTAACAAGAAGGAAGATTTCAACGATCCTGATAGTACGTACTATCTAGAGCACCTGACCGACGTGA